CTAGCGTTATCGCGCCACCATATATAGAGGGACTTAGCCTCTTATGTTACACTCTTGCGGATTACTCGGCTGGGTGTGCATCCCCGTATAAACAGCGTGGTCATGTTATACTCTTGCCAGAGTTATGATGAATGTCAGCCCATCATTAGGTAGGGGTATGCCCTATCTGTTCTCAGTAGTATGCAGTCCTAAGACTGACTAGTGGCGTTGCCCACATTCGGCTAGTTAGTCGCCCTAGCTTGGCTTAGTTAGTGTCCTTACCCTATGTTAGTCAGCTTAGGGTGTCAACTGTTTTGTTTCCGTGTCGTGTCTTAGTCTTATATACTAGGGCATTCCACCGTAGTTGTCTCTTGAGCCTCTGCACCTTGCTAGGTCTTAACCTTGTGCGTCAGTGCTTGGCGTCTTTCGATGTAACAGTTATAGGCTTAAAGATAATTCCAAGTAAACCCATAAAATGAATGATTAGGTATAAATCGTGTAAGTCATTGGTTTAACTAGATAACTAGGTGGCTAACCATAAGAATATAAGCAGATTATGCACCATTGGTATGGCTAACCTACTATCGGGTTATAGATCAGATATATATCTATGGGTATTAATCGGGTTATTATTCAATCAATTCAATAGGTTATATGATTAGATATACATAAGGTTTAACTATGTATGGTCATATTAATGATGATTTAATCAATGATTACATAGGCTTAGATAACAAGAAATACGTTCAAGACTGAAACAGATACAGGAAACTGCATATGTCGGGCTTGGTCTGTCTATCTTATGAGGGGTTAAGCAGTTGAACCCATGACTTGATCAGCTTGGACCTATGATTGAGACCGGATGAAAGGCCCAGCGAAAGGAAATAGATGCACCCACAAGCACAAGCATGCACGCCAGTTGATCAACATCAGATAAACCAATGCATCACGCCACAAGGCATAGCACAGTGCAGCACAGGCTAACCCGTTATGGCTACCCGATGCTCTAACCTGTTGTAATCAATGCAGCATGGCATACCAGCAAGGAATGCAACTAGCTATATAAGGATAAGACGCGGGCGCGTGCACCGGATTGAACCTGTTGTCAACACCTGATTTACCGAGGGGGTATAGGGGGGAATGCGCGGGTCGGAGGGTATAGATACCCCCACACAAAAATATGTCGGATTTTTACGTTTGCTCCTACACCGGGTACACCACGAGGTAATACACGAGTTGAATGCAAAGGATTGAACGGTGTCAGCACGTCGATCTCCTTATCTCTACAATTATGCAGACCCAATACTCACATCTCAAGTATTGCACAACGCACAGTGTGGTACTAAGTGCCACCTATGTTTGAAGCAATACACATACGAGGTATAAAGGCCCTACAGGACGCAGGAGTTACCCGACTGGAGCACGTAGTTCTCGCGTGTCTCGTCATGGATGACCGCCCGTGGTCGATCTCGTCGTTATCAGATGCCACAGGATACACCAGAGCAGCCATCAGGAACACGCTCAGGTGCGATAGATGGTCTCATATGACCCACAGGGACAGAAACGGGGGATACACCCTTAGAAGGGCTGCTAGGGCCTTTGCTGTAAAGGGCGCAGATGAGTTAATGGGGATACTGGATGGTAGTAGGTCTGGGTGGAGCACTGAAATCGCCAGTGCTCTACGCAAATCAACTAAATGAGTGGGTTTGTGTGTATATACTAAAGTTAGTGTTTCTAAATTGGAAACACGTGCTATATGAGGATTGTCAGCCCGTCAGATTACTCTGGTGGACTAAGGATACCCCCGGTGATGCTCTCAGGCTCCCACCGGGGGTGTTTTCTTAGGATCGGGCTACACCCTTGATCTTCTCTGCGCTACGCATGGCACCTAAGCCGAGCATACCCAAGAGGATAGGACCTAGAGTGTCCCAGTCCAGTACAGGCAGACCGCCTAAGTCCACGTACTCACCTGTGAAGGCGCTGTAGTAGATAGCGGTGCTCTGGATGACAGGCATTGCAATGAAGGATAGGACGAGTGCGGATACACATGTCCAACCTACAGCGGGTCGCCAACCTGAAACGAAGAGGCTCGTGTGTTGTGCCTCCTGCTTGTTGACTTCTAGCTGTGCGATCTCACCACGATGTGCGAGTTCCAAGAGTTTCAACTTGGCTGTAGCACGTTCTTCATCAGTGGTGAACATCTCGTCAATCAAGACTGTGACGCCTTGTATGATAGCTGTTGTACTAGACATAGAGTTCTCCCAGTGCGTTGAAGAAGTTAGCAGCTTGTGCTGCAACCATCGGGCCGTTCTTCTTGTGGTCACCATTGATGATCCGACGATCTGTGTTGTCGAAGGCGGGTGTGACCATACAGTCAGGGACCTCATCTAGGCTGAACTTAGTGAATACACCGTCGCGCATACCAATGAAGGCAATGGCGAGGGCGTGATCCCACTCAAGGGCCAAGTCCGGGTTCTTGTCGAGGGGTATACCCAAGATAGCCGCGAACTTCTTGTAGTTGGCGTACCAAGTGATCTGTACAAGCCCACGTCCATAGTAGGACTGCTTGTAGGGACCGTCGAGGTTGCTGTAGTTAGTGCGGATTATACCTTTGTTGAAGATTGCTGTCACTGCGCGACGGGCTGACTGATCGGAATACGCAGGGCCGTATCTACGGGCACCTTCACGGATGGGCTGCATCCACTTAGCTGTTTCGTGATAGATAGTCGCCAGAACATAAGCGAGGTCTGGGCGAGAGTATCCATTGGCGAGGCCGTAGGCGATGATCTTATCCATGCCTTCGACTTGGTGCTGCTTGAGCCGCCCCCCAAATAGGGAACGGCGCACAGCGTCATAGAACGCTTTATTCAACTGCTGGGGCTTTCTCACCCGGAATTGCAGCCTTGGCTTCAACAGCCGCTTCTGCGCTTGCCAACAGAGCCTTGAGGCGGGTTACCTCAGCCTTCTGATCAGCGAGTGATCGGGCGTACTCAGCCTCTGTCCGGTTCTTGGACGCAGCAGCGGATTGCTCCATGTCTTTGATCTGATCTTCGATCTTCACGCGGGCGTGTTGGCCGAGGACCTTCAAGGTAGCAATGAAGATTTCCATTTTGGCGCTGTCGCCTTTGATCCGGCCTACGGCGCGAACACCTTCCTTGCGAAGCATGGAAGTGAAGCCATGTGGATCGCGGGGGAACTCAATGAGGCGCGGGTTGCTTACGGAACCTGAGATTTTGCGTTCAACGATAGCGTCAGCTTCGTTGACAGTGGTTGGTGCTTTAGTTTTAGCCATCGGCCTGTCCTTAAAATTTGCGTCTCATACGTGAGAGTGCATTGGGTTGTGCTGTCCGGGAACCGGATGCATTCAGTAGATTGTTAAGACCCGGTATGGCTCTGCCATTACCTAGGGGGTTCTTAATCATGTCGTCGTAGCGAGACTGAGCAGCACGTGCTTGTGCCTTGAACTCGTCTTGCTTGAGATGGGTAGTCCAGTGACGACAGGAGCCTGCGAGGGCGTCTAGTCGGTCATCGTGGATGAGTGCACCTTTTTCCCGTGTGATACGGGATAGTTGATAGAACACGCTGTAAGACGGGCGGTGCTCTACTGGGTACTTCTTGCAGGCATCCCAATCCATCTGGATGAGACCCTCGTCTGCCACAAGTCGGTTAGAACCGATCATAGGCTCAAGTACGTCGATGATGCGTAGTTCTTTCTGCCCTGTCTCCCATACGTCTTCGATATGGCAAGGATGCCTACGAATTAGCTTAGGGGTCCAGATGCTAGAGAGTGCACCGTTACCGAAGTTCTTCTCAATGTCGATCTGCTGTGGTTGATACTGGCACGCAATCTCAGTGAGTGCGTCAAGTGCCTCATCCCCTAGTCCACCGGGGACACCACCAGTTGCGACCCAGAACACACGACCTGCTAGAAAGCGGGTTATTGCGTAAGCTGTTTCGTCACCATTCTGACCACCACCTGCGGGGTCCACGTACATGTGCGTACCTTGGAAGTTCCCGAACTCTTGCCCGTAGCTGGATGCGCGATAATAGCTATCTGCGATAGGCCAGTCCATCGGGAGTGTGATGTGGTTGTCATTGCTTGGCTGGAAGTTGATCTCAAGTGGTGCAGAGCGTGCTGCCACGTGCATAAAGACGATCTTACCCGGTTTCAGAGGGAAGCGATGTGCGTCCATCAAGCGAGTGTCGAGCATGTGCTGTAGCTGGAAGTATGCTGCGCCTTGGTCAATCTCCTTGGCAGTTAGGATGCCCTCGTTAAGGAGATCAGGGTCTGTTGGTTTACCCCGGTCGCCCATGGGACCACCGCCGAACTGCATAGAGGGTGCATTGGTAAGCGCCTCTCGAATAGCAGGAGCAAGGTGCTTGCCGTAGTTGTCGAGTTCTTCCGGTGTCGGATAACGTCCCGGCCAAATGCGGATGCAGAAGCCACGACTTACCAAACCGTTATAGATACTATCCACTGACTGTGGCGTACCAAGATAGATGATGTCGCCTGTTGAACAGATGGATGTGAAGTCACGTGTGAGGTGCCGTAGGCGTTCACGTTGGACTTCTGTTGCGGAGTTCTTAGCACTCTCAACGTCATCTGCGATCAGCACGTCTGCCCGTTTACCCTGCATGTTGGACGTGATGCCCATACAGGCAATGCTGGGGGACTTCTCTGGGCCTTTGAGTTCGTAGTGAACGTCAAATGCCTTTACGGATGCACGGTCTCCTGCACTACGGTCGGGCCGTAGACATTCGAGTTCGTCCATCCCCATGATGATCTGGATGATCCAGTTGGAGATTTCAGTAGCCATGTCACTACCGCTAGAGACAATAAGAACCCGTGTGGTCGGGTCATGGATAATTCTCCAAACTGCATAGCAGGCTGTAATGGTTGTTTTCGCTTGGCCTCGTTGGGCTTGGATCATGCGAAACTTTGGTCCGAGTTCGAGATAACGTGCGATGTCAAGCTGCACCGGAGTGCAGTTGAAGCCGAGTAGACCTGTGATGACATCGTACAGGAAGGGGCCGAACTCCGCGTATTCTTCACGAAGTCGATCTAAGTCCTGCCATCTCTCCCCCGGCTTGAACTGCCGAAGGTCATCTGCCATTTAACTACCCACAACTTTCAGTGTGGATAGGCTGGCTAGACTGGAGCGTTTATCACGACGCTCACTCAGGCGACGTTCTTGGTCACTGAGTTCTGTTAGCTTCTCTGTCTCGAAGCCGATGTCGTTGTCCTTGAGGAACTTAGTGACTGCCGACAGCATAGCTGGGTTGGGCAGTGCACCATCTTCAAAGATTTCACGGAGCATCTCATCTTCGATGTTGTCTGCATTCATTGTCTCAATAGCGTCGAGGCGTGCCTCGTAGCGTGCTAGGATTTTGGTGAATACTTCTGCGACTTTGGAGTGTAGACCACCAAGGGCAGTCTCTGTTGCTGCACCCAGTGCCATTACAATAATCCTAATCTGTGGAGTACAACTGTTATGCCTGCCGGAACGAGTGCTCCGAGTGCTACAGTTACTACGCCAATTTTTGTTTTGAATGTTTCAAGTCGAGTTAGTCGTGCAGTGTGTTCCACTGTGGTAGCGACGTGGACCGCCTCAATAGCGTCAAGGCGTTCCGATGTTTTACGGCGCTCGTGTACTAGATATTTGAGGTCAGCCCGCATCTCTCCCAGCATAAACAGGAGGCTATCCTGTGGGCTGTTATCGGTCATGCGCTGGTCCTGTTATGTGTTGAGTAGATCGCGTGAACGCGCCCCCGCCTACTGAGAAGGGGCGCGTATATTATGACACGGTGAGCGTTCCACCGTTTGCCATCGTGACTGTGTGTGTTGTACCGTCCGGCGACTTCATCACAATGGATGTGGCGTAAATCGCCGACACTGGGTTGGCGCTCCTACCGATAGTCTCGCCAGTACCTGATGGGTGTAGAACGCCGCTAGACTTCATTACCCAGCGGGTTGTTGTGCTACCGTCCACGTTTCGGAAAAGAGCATCGCCCGCTGACGTTACCAGAATATCCAGCCCTCTTGCTGTGCCGGCATCCTTAATCTTCAATGTATTCGAATAAAACAGGCTTGCGTCTGTGTCTACTAAAACACCGCCACCATCATGGTCCACACTTTTCACACCAAGGCTACTAGCGCCCGCCGCGTTAACAAGCCCGCCCTCAGTGATGAATACGTCATACGTAGTGTTACCGCTAGAAGTCGCGCTATTGCCGAAAATAACCTTGCCAGATACGCAATAAATGCCATTATCGGCGTTATCACTAACCGTGGCACCATCAGCCAGAACAAGCGCACCGTTTCTAACGTCGATACCTGCTCCTAAGTTGTTCTCTGATACGCCGTTTTGAAAGCCTATGCTGCCAAACCCGATACCATAAACGCCCTGTACGCCGTTACCTGCCGCGACGGAGTTATTTGCAAGTAAGTCGCCGCCTTCCTCGGTCTCATAGCCTGACTGCCCATTACCAATGGCAGACGATGCCTTAACGCCCATCGAACCGTTCCGTGTAGACTGGAACCCACGCCAACCATTTGCACATGCAGTGCATTGGAACCCGTAGAAGTTGCCACCGTGGTTTTGTATACCGTTGCCAAGCCACTCCACAAGATGAAGGTTCTTAGCGTACAGCGCACCTGCGTTGATTTGCTGGCTTTCTGTTGAACCCGTATTAAGTTGGTCAGGCGCAGGTCCAATTTGCATACCGTCTGAATAGCTATCCTCACCCGCCGTTGTTGCGCTATCAAACGACCCAGCAATGACTAGATTTTCCATAGCGCCAACGGTTGTCATAACAGCAACCCCGCGCTGCGTATTAGGCCAGCGCAATGTTGACTTGATCGGAATTATTCTTGCTGCGGTCATTGTCATGGTTGGCCATGCTACAGCAAGCGCGTGTTTTACAGTGACGTCATTTCCAGAAATAGCCGTAATCTTCCAACAACCCTCGGACGACCTTACGGCCCCAGTACCTACGGCATAACCGATGTATAGGTATTCCCCGACAACACACTCTGTCGCATCAGATAGCGTATAACGCACGCGATGATCTTTAGGCGTGTCCGTGGTGTTTACAACTGCTGTGGCTGTGACAGTTGTGGCGGCTGGTCCCTTGAGCGTTAGATTGTGCAGTTGCGCGTTTTCCAGTTGGACTTGCTGCGTGACTGCCGCTTCCCCTGACGGTAATTGTATTGTGGTTGCAGATTGCAGCAGTACGCGGTTCAGACCCTCAATAATGGCGGGCACTTGGGCCAATGTAGGCTCAAGCACTGTATTAGGTGGCACAGCTACGTTGCTGCCCGTAGACAGCGCAGCTACAAGAATAGAGGCATCGTTTGTTGATCCGTCGGAAGCGGAACCAAACGCACGTAGGTCGCCTAAAACAATGTTGAACTCTACGCCACCTACGCCAGAATAGTCTAAGTCTCCACCAGACATAACGCGCTCGTACACCGCACCGATGCTTCGGACGATAACGTAGCCACCGGGGGTGACATCTGTGGGGGCAATACCTGCAAGCCCAGAGAACTCATCAACTTGTGGTCCATCGTATAGGGCCGCGTGGTCAGCACTTGTAGCCGCTGATGTGGCAGAGGCTCCGGCCCCAGCAGCTTGCGTGGTTGCTACACCTGCCTGTGTGGTCGCGGTGGATGCAGAAGCTGACGCACTTGTAGCAGCAGCCTGTGCAGTGGTACTCGCAGTGACAGCTAAGTCTTTTGCTACTACAGAAGCGTCCCGTGCCGCGATAGAGGCAGCAGAGTATTCTGCAACAGCAGTTACACTATTAGATGCAGAGGTAGCCGAGGTGGACGCGGCAGTTGCGGAGTTCGCAGCGGCCAGCGCAGAAGCAGTGGTATCCACGCGGTCGGCGGCTACCGCAACTCGGTCAGCGGCAGTGGAGACAGCATCGGCAGTAGTAGCGGCGTTGAGGACCACCATCTCATCGCGTAGCGCGAGGATAGCATCGAGCAGCGCACCGGAGAAACTGTCAACACGACCATCCAGTAGTTCGTGAATGTTCATCATCAACTGTTTGAAGGCGCGGGTGAGTGTAACGCGGGTGATCGCACCAGTATTGTCTACACTGATCTCAAGATCGTTCTTGGATACAGTACGCTCAATGATTACTGTGCTACCCGCTGTGATGGGATCAGTAACCCGAATAGTCCCAGCATCTAGGAAGGTATAGCTTCTGAAAATTGTGTCCCCAAGACCGTCTACCTCACCCTGCACATAAACCTGTATGTCAGTGGTCTTTAAGAAACCGAGTGCAAAGTTGATTGGGAAGTCTTGGTCGCCCCCATTATAGGGGTATTCAATACGGGAATATCCCATGAGTTTTCTCCGTTGTATGTCTATCTTATGAGGGGGCAAGCAAATTTGCCTGCCCCTTCAAAGGGTTAATCGAACATTCGTGACAGCACATATGTGCCCATGAATGGTAGTGCCTTGATCGCCTGCTGGTCATACCAATCGGCGTCCCCTTGGACCTTATTGACAACTGCCCCCGGCACACGTGCCAAGTTGTTTGCCATCATAATCGTAGGGGGTGTGAGGTCGTAGTGTGGGCCGTAGGCGTTGATACGTGCCTCATCCATACCCATCATGGTCATAACCGGATCGTAAACAAACGGTATCCAACCTGTCATGTTGCTGTAGTTGAAGGCAGACTTAACTGTACCAAGTGCATCACGTTCCCGACCGTCAAGAGTGTCTCTGATCTTTGAGGCCACCGCTGCTGTTGCTAGACCCATTAGAACTGTTGCCAGTGCTTCCTTGTCCATGAACTTAGCCTGACGCACTACCTGCTTTTGGATCGCCTGTAGTGGGAAGGTCTTTAGGTGCATGAGTACGCTACCTGCTACGGTATGCATCCATGCGTCCTGCTCACCTGCCATAGACTTCTGAACCACTTGGTTGATATTGCGGGTTACTGCGGATGCGAACATCTCTCCAGTTTCTGCGTCCCACTGGTTCATGTTCAGACGGTTCACAAAGGTGTGGTTACCGATTGTCTTGAACTCAACGATACCACTGCTGATGAGGTGTTCCAACTCCTGTGCGTCTATGCCCATGTCATTGAAACGTGCCTTCGTGATGTCATCAAGATCGACACCTTCATCCATGGACTTCTTAATCTCACGGAAGATTTTGTCTGATACACCAAGTGCGGCTGTCTGCTGTTGGAATGAGCGGACATGGTTGAATGCACTGGTATAGCCTTGGACGAATGAACCAACTGAGGTGTGCTTGTTTACACTCTCCAACCATGATCCTTTGTCTGACCCTGCTGTATCGTCTAGGTCAAGCCATGGTGCGAATGCCCAATGGTCCTGCCCGATCTCTCCAGCGTAGAAAGCCATATCGTCCAACATCTCTTTGTTGCCAGCTTTCAGTTCTTTGTTGAGCACCGCCATAGGTCCACGAACCATCCAGTTCGCAACACCGTTCTGGGCGATCATAACGCCTGTCTCAGCAAGCTGCGTCACGCCTAGCTTCTCTAGGAGGCCGAGGTTAGCAATACGCTTCACAAGGGCTGCTTGGCCGATGCCTTCGTTGATGCCTGCATTCTTACCGATACCATACCCGTGGACTGGGCCTGCGTTGAAGTGCGAGAACATCGCCTCCAGCAACTCAGCTTGGATTGGTTCTTCACCAAGTGCCCGCTGCTCTGCCCGCATAGCGTCGATGATCTCTTTGCGCTTTGCTCGGTTTGTGATGCCGTGACGTGCAAGTGATGCAGACCCTGATACCTGACGAGTGTAGCGTTGCCAGATACCATGGAGGTCGTTGTCGAACAGGTCCACGATACGAACATCTGAACCGTCTGCTGTCTTAACAGATGCGTTCATGTCGATGTCATTACGCGACTTAGCGTAGCCTTCTTTGCTCTTCTCATGCTGTGCCCCAATGAGGCGGTCCATGATACTGTCGGCTTCGTGTGGTGATAGCCCACCTGTGATCATGCTCTCGCGTAGGAAGTCTTTGCCATCACCTGTCATCAGGTTCATTACGCTGGTGTCCATGTCGAGGTTGTTGACCATTGCACGGTGTATGACTGCCTTAGCAACTGCGTCTGCATCTTTACCTGCACCCATACCTGCCTTGCGGTAGCCATCTGCGAGTGCTGTAACAATAGCGTCCTGTGTTACTCGACCGTTCTTGATCATGTCCCGTATCTTGGAACCGGACCACTTGTATGGGGTGTACCCACGACGATCTGGAAGACCTTCGAAACCGTCGATAGCTGTCTCGCCCTCACGACCACGACCAATGTTTAGGCTTTCCTGACCAGCACGTTCATACTGATCTGCTGCCTTCTTGATCTCTGGGTTGCGGGACGATCCCCGGCCCATTGCACGGTCGTTGAGTTCCAGCATTACTTCGCGGTTGAATACGCCTTTGCCTTCTTCTGAGATGTGCTTGCCAGTGTTCTGCCAAGTGTGCCCTGTCTGCTTTGCCCACTCGGACTGTGCACCACGTAGGTCAGCACCAAGGTGGCGTTGAATACGGCGGTGGTAGTTGTCCATGCGGATTGAAGCTGTTGCACGGCCCCGACCAAGACCCCCTGCACTCTCAAAGACCGTACCTGCGATGTAGTTCGCTACAGCACTGTCACTTTGATACAGGCGCTTGAAGTTGTTGGTTGTTAGGTTGGTACTCTGGTGGTTAGCAACCTTGCCCCACCATGATGCATCGTCTGCTGCTTTACTGTCGCCCCAACCACTATCATGCCGCCAGTTACGAGCAGCAGTGATCCAGTTCTGGTTGGTCGGGGAGGCACCTGCGACTGCCCCGCGTTGTACAGTGTTAAGTGGTCCCGCCTGTGCTGCGCCTACGCTGCTTGGTTGTGCACCGGGATCATCGAACTTGGATGTGTCAGGGTACTCAAAATACTGTGTGAGGTCCTCCGGGTCCATGCTCTCAATGTCCATCTCGTCCGTCAGGGAACGGTCATCACGGGCAATACGTTGGTAGAAGTCATCCTGTGCTGCACGCATTGATGCACGTACATCACCCTTGGTTGCCCCACTGATAGCACCACCAAGTGCTGTACTCATAAGGGCCATGTTGGCAACCTCTTGCCATGCGACTGTCTCACGGGATGCGTTATCAACTGCGCCAACAACGAGACCTGCCTGCAAGCCTGCATTGAGACCTTGTGTTAGACCGGATGCTCGAATGGCTGCGTTAGGTGACATACGAACTGTGTTAGCTGCGCGGAGTGTTGTGCGGGCCAACTTGGCTGAACCATAGGCACCACCGGATACGAACATCAGGGGTAGGTCGGCATCAACCAGTGACGCTGCCATGATGGTGAGTGCACCGCTGTCCTGTTGCGAGATACGCTGGCCGCGCTTGAGGTCTTCTTGGATGCGGGCACGTGCACGACTAGCTGCTAGGAAGTTGTCCTCACCCATGATGTCATGGTGGTACTCATATGGAATACCTTTGGTGAGTTCATCGAACCGCTCTGCTTTGTCGTAGTCAGCTTCGCCTGCCCGTACACCTGCCATAGCGAGTACAGGGGCGGCTAGATTGGCTGCGACCTGCCCTGCTGCTGCCAACAACGGTGGACGCTCTTCGAGGTTCATACCCTCAACTGCCTCATCACGGATTTGCGTTGCTTCATCACCGATTACACGGGCTGCGCCTGCAATGGCTGTCTGTTGGAAACCGTCTGCCAAGTCGCCCGTGAAGGACTGCTGTGCATCTGCACGGTCGTTCTCTGCACCACGGCGGGTGCCGGGACCTGCATAGGCTTCTTCGCCTGCAATGCGGTCCTCAACCTCTTCTTTGAATGGGTCTGACATAGTGTCTCCTAAAAATGAAAAAGGCCCTCACTGATCTCTCAGCAAGGGCCACTGTTTATTCTATCGCTTCGTTCATACGTCGCCGCATGTACTGCTCTCCCGCACGGCGTGCAGGTACAACGATAGGGTCGGAATAGCTTCCGTTAGGTCGTAGATATTGTACAACCACATCACCACCTACACCGTAGGATACGAAGGGTCGTACACCAGCAAGTGCACTGTCGTACACATCACTTTGATCCATCTTTGGATCGAGGCTTTCACTGAACAGGCCACCGACAGACTGCATCCACTGTGGAAGAGTTTCGGTAACCGTGTACTGGTTCATCTCAGGGTACTGTGCACGGGCTTCGTCTGACCGTAACCAATCCATAACTGCTGAGTTGATTGCACCATCGTGCATGAAGTCACCTGCCTTGCTTCCGAAGAAGTTCTGGCGGATGTCGTTGCCTGCACTGAGCATGACGGGGTTACCACCAATGATCTCAGTACGACCGGACACGTTCTCGCCTGCCATAGCCACCAAGTCGGCGGGTTGGATTTGAGGGTGGATGTTCTGTAGTCGGGACACCTCAGTTACAAGGGCCTCTGTTACAGCTTCACGCATCTCCGGTGAGTTCAACCCATCCCTTGACATACCCGTGTTGTCACGACGCTGATCAAGGGTTGCGTCCTTTTGGAAGATCGCCTGTAGTACCCCAATGTCCCGGCTGTCGATGAACTCATTGACAACCCTGTCCACATTACGCTGCACATCGGGACGTGCTAGATACGTGTCTGTGTCCTCACGGAGGGGGTTAGCAGTGGTCTCAAGGCCGAGGGTGCGTACACCTTCGCCAATCTGTCCAATGCCCCCTGAGCGGGCTAATACAGCCTCTGCCATGATACGGGATTTCTCGTCCATGAACGTGTTTGCGGCATGAGGGTTCATAGCTTTGATCTGGGCGTACTGTTCGATGGTGTCCACGATCATTGGGTTGGGGTTACCCTCCTTGTCGATCAAGGGACCCCGCATTGCTGCGGACATCTGTGTGGCGATCCGAGGATTGGTAACACCTGCACTTGCGATGAAGGCGTTCATGCCCTCGGCAATCATACCCTCTGCTTGATCCTCAGTGATAGCATTGGAGCCTAGAGCCTCTTGAACTGACTGTACGATAGCCTGCTCTTCTTGCTTGAAGGCACGATCTTGCAGGTTGCGTGGCAAGTCACCGAGGTAGCCCATAGCCACTGCATGGTCGATCTGTACGCCATCCTCTGTGTACTGACGGTGCGCTGTTAATGCATCACCAGTCTTGGTTAGGATAGCTTCCTGCTCTTCTGGACGACTACGATCAATAGTCTGGATACCGTACCCGTCGAACACCTCAGTACGGAAGTCTGTGTACTTCTTGTTCGCTGCACGTATCTCGTCAGGACCACTTGCGGGATCACTTAGGACGGTCTCCCATTCAGAGCGTGCTCCTGTGATAGCCAACTCCGCTTCATCCAACGCTAACTTGTAGGCTGCATTGTATGTGCTTGTAGCGGCTGTAACGGCTGCGGCATCAACTTGACGGATGGTGCTGATCTCATGGTTTACATCAGCCTCCGTTCGGGCTTGTCCATACCGTGCGTACAGGTGTTCCCGCCGTTCACGCCATGCACCCTCATCAAGTTCACCACTCTTGAACATATCGTCGGTGTCAGCAAGCCGGGGTGCGATCTCTTCGTAAATGTCCATTGCTAGACGTTCACGTGTCTGTGCCAAGCGACCCTGTGCAATACTTAATCGGTCTGCTGCTGTAGGTGCCTGCCAGTTTCCCAGCCCTGTCTGGAACTTTCGGACATAATCCTCAGTCTGTTCCTGATCTGGAAGTGTTGAGTAGTCACGACCATTCTGTATCCAATCATCCGCATTACCCGGACCTGCGTTATACGCCACTGCTGCTGCCTCTAGGTCCCCGTCATAGCGGGATACCATTGCTGCCCAGTAGTCGCGCCCTACCCGCTGGAGTTCTGCGGGGCTGTTGTCACGGGCTGGTGTAACACCAAAACCGGGGTCCTTCTGAGTTAGGGGCATGACTTGCATACTGCCCTCTGCCTGATCACCACGGTTGGCACCGCCTTCAATGACAGGCCCAACGGCACGCATATCACCACCACTCTCCACTTGACGGATTACGTCTTGGGTAATGGTAGCCATCGTACCGTAGTCACCCCGTAGACGTGCTTCCTCAAGGAGCACGCTGCCCTCTAGGTTCCGTGTACGCGCAGTTCCAAGGCTCTGGCTGTAGATCGCCCCAGCTTCGGATGCATTCATTGTGATGTCATGGTCTGCGTATAAGATGCTGAGTTTCTCAACCGCATCTGACGGGTCTAATCCACCTGTCTCAACTTGACGCATCAAGTCCTGTTCACCCTCGAAGAGTGCCTCGTCATACTCTGCACGGCGACGGTTCTCGAATGCCTGCTGTGCACCACGGACCTGTGCCATCTGCTGTGTGGTAAGGTTGTCACCAAGCAGGCCATGGGAGGCCAGTGCTGAATACGCCAGTGGGTTGTCGTTCTCGAATGCCCGTAGGACACCGGATACCACTGCGGACTGACGCCGTGCATCACTTAGTCCTGCGCTACCACCACTTGAACCACCCTGAGCAAAGTCAACGAGTGTTTCGGTTGCTGTTGGGTCGCGGGAGATGATGTCGATGCTGCGCTCAAGGCTGGCGTAGTTCTCACCCTCAAGGTACTGCATATTCGCCACTGTATGATCGGCCACCAAGGAAGGCATGTGTTCTGCCATCTGTGTACGAACAAGTTCAGCGGTGCGCGGGTCCTTGCCTTCAAGCATAGCATCAAGGCGGTTAACATACCGTGTGCGGTAGCTGTCAGGGTCGAGGGTGTGTGCACTCTGTGCGATCTCTTCCTGCTGTGCTGCAAGCATTGAGGATGAGATGGTCTGCGCGTCCATAAGACGGTAACCCTCCATGGCAAACTTGTTGCCTTCTGTCTGGAGTTGATCAAATGCTGCACCCTGTTGGTACGCCATTTGCCCGTCGAGGATGTCTTTGTGTTGTTGTTTCTCAACAGCCTGCTGTAGTTTACCACCGCTCCACTGAGCAAGCTGATCTGCCACACGCGCTTGTGCGGACGTATCGGGCTGTTGTACTGGTCGAGGTGAAGACACCTGCGGCCCATTGAGGGTTACAGGCGTCATATCTGCACGACCAGCAAGACTGTCTTGTGTGGCATCACGCCGTTGTAGTCCAGTTGTCATTCTAAGTGTCTCCTATGGCGGGAGCCGAGGCGCTAGTCGCGCCCCAGTCCTGCTAGTGTGTCTGATACCTTTTGTCCCTCTGGCTGATGGCTGTCATAGATGTCTATGATGGATGCCGACAGGCCGAGTAGTGCACTTGCTGCACTTGGACGTGGGATTACTGATATGTCTTTGCTGTACACGGCAGACATGGCTACGTTGCGCCTGTTCTGTGTGTTTGCATTTGCTTGTGACTTCATCCGCTCTTGTAGTGCGAACTTAGCCTGCATACGGCTACGCGATAGACCATTCATGGTTGCTCGAACCGAACCACCGCGAACACCTGCTGATGCTGCACTCGCCGTGGCTGATGACTTATCTTGTAGCGCCTGCAACTCCACCGACTGCGCTGCACGCACTGACGCATCACGGGCGTTAACCTCTTGGTGTGTCAGTGCGTTGTTTTGCTGCGCGGTGGCGATTGCCTGCATTGCGTTGTTGTAGTCCTGCTGCATCTTATCCAGCTTGAACTGACCTTTAGCAGCAATATGACCAAGCCCTGCCTTTAGGGTAGTGAGGCCCATTTGGGCGTACATAAGGCTCATGTGTTATCCTCTGCTGCCTTTGTATCCATGACCGACCCACTGCAACTCAATGAAGGTTGTTGGGCGCACGTCATCGGAGGTGAGTGTCAATTCTGACCAGTCATTCCGCTCACCCCAAGGGATGTGCAGTGTGCCTGATCGCATACCATTACCGAATGGGTCGGCTGGGTCGTTGTCCAGTGGGAACCAATCCATTGATGCCTCAATAGGATCAGCACGATAACGACAGTCCATAATGTACTTGACGTACCCAGTGTCTTCATACTGGAGCATGAACCCACCAACAACGATGTGTGTTCGTGGAACTGTCTGACCGTCCTGACCGCGAAGGTAAGGCATGGTTGGTGATATGGAACGGGTGTAGCGTAGGCCCCCAATAACCCCTGCCCCAATAGGAACAGTTTCGTCATCGAACACGTAATCTACACCGGATGCTGTTGGTGTCTCTGAGATAGGGTAAACCTGTCGCCCCGGAGTTGCACATCCAGAGCCTTGAACGAATGCTGCCGCAGTGTAAGGGAGGGTAACTCCACTGGAACCATCTGCGGTCAGTTGATATTGGCGATCAAGGTTGATGTGGAAGTTGGCTACCGGATCGAGAGGGCGATCTAGGTCCAATGAGGTGACGATGTAATCGGAGGTGGTGTCACCTGCGTTCTCCATGACAACAAATAGTTGGCTACCAGTGAAGAAGAAGTGGTTCACCTTGTTAGGCATCACCCACTTGCTCCATGAGGACTGCACCTTGTCTGTGCCGGACCATAGGAACTTGTAAATCCAGAGAGTAGTAGAGAAGTCTCCATCATCAGTCTTGATAACTGTTGTGTTAAAGTTCGTACTACATTCCATCTTGTTAATCAGGCCCACGACATACTGATCTAGTGTTTCAGTAAGGTTGTCCGCGCCGTTTGTGGCTACGTCATCGTTAGTGAAGAACTCGTTGAGACCGGAGTACCGTCCTGACTTGAAGGGGAGCAGTACAGTCCTACCTGTTTGAACAGGCTTGGCACCACCACGCATCTCAAAGGCGGTTGTCTTAACCATTGAGGCATTGCCGGGGGTTAGGATGGAAGAGCCTGTGATCACGAACTGCCCCTCACCGGGGTCTGACACCAGAACAAGGTCCCGGTCGAAAGGGATGATCCAGTCTAGTCGTAAGGACCCTTCCTCAGTGGAAGTGATACTGATTGGGTCCGTGTCCAACTCTGATAGTGCAGTGCTCTTGAAAAAGTCGAAGGGGTTGTTGGTACGGGACATTGCACAGTAGGGACCAGCAACAAAGACAATACGGGACTTAAAGCCCCCAATGTCTCGGATTGCGTGACCTACGATGTCTGAGAATGCGTTTGTCTCTTCATCACCAACACGGCGGTTTGCCCATGAACCCGTACCAAAGTTAAAGGTGGTGGGTCCTGTCTTCTGTAGAACATGGGGCATAGTTGTGAGATCGAAGTCGGTTGGTTCTTCGTAGTTGTACCATTCTTCCCAGATACCTTCATCACCGAACCCAAGACCAACAGTGTCAGTTGTTGCTGAGTTGAAGCGGAGGTAGTAGTCGTCTGCATCACCACTCTCCACACCTACAATACGCACAAATGACCCGTGAGGTGCTGTGTCAGCCAAGGCTGTTACGTCATCTGCGGTTGCTGTGTGTGCCCGAATGGTGTTCTGTGTATCCCCGTCGCTAACCACAATAGTGAGTGTGTCACCGGGATACCGTAGATACACAGTGTTACCAGACTTACCAGCAACATCCGCTGCTGTGCTCGATGTGGCAGTTACTGTTGTGTTGATCCACGTGGTAAGTGATGTGAACAACTGATCCACAATATAGGTTGCTGCTGTCTTAGCTGCATCACCAGAGGCTGTACCGTCAGGGGTTGTATATGAAACAGTGGTAGACCCTGTGGGGTCCTTAATGGTTATGGAGTATGTGCGGCTAAAGATACCACCCAAGACTGTTACAAGCCCAACCCCTTCAAAGATGTCTGTTGTACCAGTAACTGCCGCCGTAGCAACAACCACGTCACGGTTTACTAAGAACAGGTCGTTCTCGAACACGTAGTCCCGCATGTCTGCACCTATGTAGGCCAGATCAGTCGGGGTGGTTGTGATAGTCTGCTCAACCCCCTGAGTATCCCATACACGTAGAACCCCTGCGGAATAGCCCACGATATACCGTGTGCCTTCTATAACCGCGTCGAAGAAGTCCAAGCCTTGCTCAGAAACGTCAGTGATGAGTGCGTGCTCTGTTAGGGCAGGTCGTGAGGTTAATCCTTGAACAACATCACTGATGAAGTTGATCTGCTCCGATACTTTACCGGAGGGCCGAACTGCTGGTGGTTGCTGGCTTACGCCCTGCAATAGGCTACCGAGTGTACCGTCGCGTGCCATGATGTGTCCTATTCGTCTGTTACTGGGAGGCCGTGTCCACGGTAACCGCGCTGCATTTGCATGAAACTGGTGCCGTTGAATACGTTGAGGTCTGAGAACCGGAGGTTTGCACCCTTGAGTGCGATCCATGCGGTGTCCCGTTCATCACGGTAGTCGCGTAGCTTGGTCCCACCACCGTCTTCATCACGGAAGAACTCGTACACTGCACGACCACGGATGTAGTCCGCAGCTTCGTATGGCAGGTCGGATATCTCCACCTCGTCAATGAGGATGACCTTAACTGCTACACCGATGATGAATGTGGCATCTTCTGGGTCGTATAGCTTACCGCCACGCTGAGTGAAGGTACTGGATGTATCCACCGGATCGACGCTGAGTGTTGTACTGGGGAGAATGACCTCCCCCGCGATGTCAGGGTTGAGTGTCCGCTTTGCACGGTTGAACCACCACCCCTGTGCCTGCACAGTACGGGTAACGATATTCAACTTGCTCTCGGCTTTGATGTAGAAAGGGTGTGTTGTGTCATTGGTCGTTAACGGAGCGGTGCCCGTAGCGGCCAACATCTGATTGATGATGTCTAGTTTAGTTAGCATGGGTTGCTCCTTTGTGCATGGTATGGGCGGCGCACGGGTGCACGCCGTATGTCCGTAAGCGTTGCAGCTACGGGGAACCGCCCAAACGATGGACAAAAAAAAGCCCCCTGCACCACCGAAGTGAAGCAAGGGGCTAGTTGGAGAGACTTGGTTAGAGATTAGACGTTGGCAGTGATGCCAGTTGCGCCTGCCTTGAAGACAGAACCGGATACGTCAGGGCGTTTGCCCGATACACCGAAGGCTGTATAGCTGTCGATGAACCACTGCTTCTCTTCACGAGACCAGAACACGTCCGAAGTCAACGGAATGGTTTCACCAGCCAACAGGGACTTAGGGTGAATGACCGTTGCGACTGCCATAGCTTCGTCAGCAGATACGTCATAGGCGTTGCTGTTGTCTGCGTTGGACAAGAGGTGACCAGTGATGGCTGCGTTGACCATGCGGGCAGTTGGGAGCACGAGCGAACCCATGATACCTTTGAACTTACCTGCGGCGAAGTCGCCAGCAGCGGAGTAATCACCGTTGACCAGCTTGTCGTTGTTCAACAGGACTTCGTGTTGTGTTGGGCGAACCATGATCACACACTCGTCGGTGTCGATGTCCTCTTCCTGCATCTGTACGAGGATTTTGACGATCTCAGCATACAGCTTGTCAGGGTCCATCTCGTCGTTTGCAGCAGTCAGCTTGGCAACTTTACCAGCACCGAAGGCACCGTTGAGGCCAGCAGGTGCAGCAAGCAAGGAGTTCTTGACGTTCTGGATCAAGAAGGCTTGGTCGAAGAACTTTGCCTGTTCCTTACCGTGGTCTTGACCCAGTTCCATACGTGCGTTGAAGTCCGTTTGGAACTCATTCAGCATGGAACGGTTGTCACGGGCCAGTACGACTGTATCGACTGTGACGCCGACACGACCGAATGCAGTAGGTGTCGCGTCTGGGCGGACGCCTGCTGTCAGGGCTTTCAGTGTGGTGCGACCAACACGACGTTCGATCAGGGTGTCAGTACCGCGTACTGGCTTGACCTTGAAGAACTTGCGCATGATGGACTTCTTGGCGAATTGGCTGTCAACTTCGCCGCCGTACTCTTCGATCATCTCTGATTTGGCTTGATCGGACAGGTGAGTGCTATCGGTTGGTAGTGGCATCTTTTATTCCTTAAATACCTTTGGCACGGCCACGGGCACGTGCATCTTTGATTGATTGGATGGCTGCTGGAGTTGCACCCGTGTCATGCGCAACTTTCATGCGCTCGACATACTGACCTCGTGTGAGGCTCTCTGTCTTAGGTGGGGCAACGCCATCTCCGATGATCTCGGTGGTGTCGGCGTTGAGGGTGGTGTTCTTAGCATCTCCATTGAAGCGGGCTGCTAGTTCAGATGCTGCAAAGCGTGCCTTGGCACCACCTGCGTCGATCATTTCGTTGTACTCAGCGGTCTCAGCCTCTGGCACGTTTGTCTTGGCCCACGCTGTGATGACCGACCAGTTGTCTTCGCCACCCACTGTCTTGTGGACTTCTGCTACAATGGTCTTTGCCTTGTCAGCACTGCGGGTGATGAAGTCACGGGTGCCTGCCATGATGAGTGTGGCCTTAGCCTTACCCACTTTGGCTTCGAGTGCAGCAACGTCGATCTGGTTGATGTCACCAGCGCGGATAGCATCGAACATCAGAGACTTTGCCTCGTCTGTGCTGATACCCGCATTCTGGATGAGTTCGAGTACGCTGTCGCCTACCTCGTCACCAGTGCTGCCCCATACTGAATTGTCCAGCGGCTTGTTCTCAGCTTCTGCATCTGCATCTGCTTTGTCCTTAGCGGCCTTCTCTTCGGCTTCTGTGGCTGCTGCTGCTTCCGCTTCTGCGGCCTCTGCTGCTGCCTCTTCTGGGGTTGGTGTTACTTCACCCGCCTCTAGTTTCGCCTGAGCCTCGGCTTCCGCCTTGTTCTTAGGTGCTTCCTTTGGGGCCGGGGCACCATTCCCATCAGTACCCTCGCTAAGGTCTGCCTCAGATGCGCCCTGAGCACGTGCTGCTTTGTTAGGGTCGGCCATAAAGTCTGGTTTGTCTGTCATATTACCCTCCGTAGGCTGCTGCGAGAATTGCTTCAACTTCGGCTGTGGATTTGTCTTTCATCCACTCTTCACCGTTGTCCCGCATGTATTGTTGGAAGAACTTGCGCTTTTCTTTTGTGCTAAGTTCTGACCATGGTTTCTTTTCTGCCATATTACTCTCCTGTAAAGGCTGCTTTGCCTGCCTGCTCTTGCACGTTAGCGTTAGCCTGCGCATTCATTGATGCCTGCTCTTGCTGCTGTGCTGCTTGGTTGTTCTTTGCGATCTCATCTGGTGTGTATGAGAACTCCTTGAACTTCACCGCGTGGTTGGTGAACACAAAGCTGGCGAACTTGGATGGGTTGATAGTACCGCGCAGTTCTTCTGGAACCATGTCCATTAGTTGAAGGTCTGCGATGGCACGGCGCACGTTGTCCAACTGCCCCTCACGGGATAGTGTTTCGAGACCTGTAGTAACGATCACCTCAAAGGTGGATAGGTTACCCGTAGTCTCAGTGCTAAAGTTGATTTGACTTACGGCATACTCAGCTTCACGCTGTTGCCACTCAAGGGCTAGACGGGAATACAGACCACCAAAGGCGCTCTCTAGTTCCATAGCAATGAACCGGATTTCTTCTGCTGTTACACGCTCGGCGTCACGGGTTGCAGAACTGTTCAACAGGAAGGCTTGCGCGAGTTCCCGCTCCAATGCTGCAACAAGTACCCGCAGTGCTTCGATCTCAAGGCGACGTGCACCCTCTGGGGTGGAGATGTCATCCTTACGACCTTGGTGATAGCTACCACGTGGTGAGGCGTTCAGTTCTGCAACATCCAGCACGGAGCCGGGGTCAACAAGATACTTAACGTCTGCCATGATTGCTGCCATGTCTTGGATAGCACGGGAGTAAACGTCGATCTGGTGAAAGGCTGTTGCATGATCTTCAACGTGTCCACGACCGTAGTTGTCACCGCGAGACAGGTTCCACACCAGTGATAACACTGGGAGGTCCACTGGCTTGTAGCGAGTACCATGGTCGATGTCGATTTCATCAACGGCTTGCTTCATTGCCCACCGATGACCGTCCCACTTGTAATGGGTGTATAGGTCAACTGTGTCAGTCTCTTTGTAGTCGGGGTTAACCTGCAAAGCACGCTGCTTGAGTGTTGCATCAAGACCGGAGAAGAACTTACGATCCATCAAGATGATCTCAATGGGTTCGCCTTCAAGGTCACGACGGATGCAAAAGTCTTTCACACCATACACGATCCGCTTACCGGATTTCAGTCGGCGGATAAGGCAGTTACCTGTGATGATGAGGTGCTTGACTGCTTCCACTGCCCGTGGGCGGTAGGAGGTCAGGTTCAGCTTGCGTACTGCGGTCTCTTCCACAGATGCTGTCTCTTCCCGAACTGCATCAGCAAACCCTGCTTCTGCATCCTTGCCCATCTCTTCGCGGAGTTTCTTGCGAACATCCGGTGTGAGTGTGATTGTGAAGAACGGTCGATCATGGGGGAACATTGTGTCCACCACTTTATTGGCGAGGTGGTTGACTAGGCGTGGACCGGAGGCCACATCGCCCTTCTCTTGTTCGACGCCTTCTGCGTTATCATGCGGACAAACAGCGGGGATGGTCCAACGACCGTATTCCTGACTGCGTGTTACAAGATCACCCTTCTCACCGTGCATGACACCCCATAGTTGGGCAAGTCCTGTCTCTGGATCAGTTGGTGTTGGGAACATTACAGACCCCCGATCTTAGAAGGGCTTACGCCTAACGTGCCAAGACCAGTTGTGGATGTGCGGACGGCTGTACCCTTCTTTGAGATGGGTTTACCGTTTGCAGTAGTGTCGTCATCTGCACCAAGTTTGACCTTAGCACCCGTGTCTTCTTCGACACCTTTGAGACCTGCGGCCTCTTGTGCTGCGGTCTTCTGTTCTTTCAGACGTTTGCGCTGCTCTGCTTGTGCGGCTTGTGTGTTCCGGTGTTGTGAAACTGCTGCGGTTGCACCCACGGCTAGTGACGCCACGGCCACCATTGTTGTGATTGCTGCCATTGTAATACCTCCTAGATCAAGAGGCGATGGCTGCGCTCTATCTCGGTGAAGCCCTTGCGCTCCAATACTTTGAGGATGCCGGGGGGTGTTGTGTTGAGTGTTGTCATACGGACTTCGTTGAAGCCTGCTTCCTTAGATGCGTTAACAAGTGCGTCCAGTAGGCGTAGACCGTCACGGCCTTTGTCATACCACGCTGTCTCAACGGCTGCTTGCCAGTCTCGTACAGGGTCTTCAACATTGAGTGCGGTAAGTAGGCCGTGCTCGGACAGGAAGATGATCCCCCTGCCTAAGTGATGCTCGAACCAGTTGAACAACTTCTCTGTGTTTACGGGTACGTCAAAGTATTCAGCATTGAATGCTAGAACCTTGTCACGCACTTCGCCCCAGTCCTGTGGGTTTGCAGTACGGATCAAAGAGACCACCAGCGGCGTGGGCTACTCATCTCCTTACGCGCTCGACGTTCCATAGCCACGATCTGGTCGGTTGTGTGGGTGTCTGCTGCACGTTCCACTGACTGTACGTCATTGGTTGGTCGGCCAGTCTCTTGTATAAGACGTTCACGCATATCTCGTTTTGCTTCCTCATACCCTGCTGTGAAGAGGGTTGAGTGCTCGGTCAGGCGCTTGGGATCAGTAAAGGCGAATAGGCGCTTTACACCAGCCTCACTGATCGCTGGGTTGTTTAGGCTTGTCATTGTCATTGGTTGTCTTCTCCGGGTTCTCTAACTCGTGCATGAGGTCAGGCCCAAGGATGGACCGGACTTCATCAGGTATGGAAAGACCCCTTCCGACAAACTCTGCGGTGAGAATAATTAAATCCGTAACCGCCATGTCGGAAAAGGTCATGGGGTGCTCCAGAAAAATCTTATGTGTCTATCTTATGAGGGACTAAGGATTTCACCCAAAGAAATAAGGGCTTCTGAGAACATCCGTGATGTCAAGGTCTCCCCGTGCAGGAAGATCAGGTAGTTCTATGTCGTGACGTGTCTCATGTTCGTCCTTGAATGACTGGAGCACGTTTGTGTTCTGGTGGAGGTCAACAAAACACTCACGAATGATATGGTTCCATTTGTCTGTGTCACATGCATGTACACCGAAGTCATCATGGATACAGGCAAAGCTGTCGATCCCTGCATCAACGCCCCTGTCTATGCACATAAGCATATGGGTTGCGTCGATACTGTGCACGAAGTTCGGGCTTGCCCCCTGCCGTTGTTTGCGGCTGTCCAGCTTGTCAGTCATGGAGGCGATACGCATTCGTAAACGACCACCAATTTGGGTTTCAATCTGACGTGTCTTGTAGTGAAAGCTGGACTGATACATCGGGAAGTTCAGCGGGGTTGTGTAGTGCACTGGGTGCCCTGCCTTAGCCAACTGTGCAGCAGCTTGTTGCAACCAGTCCATAGCCTCACGTGCGGCGATCACCACCTCACTGATAGATGCCCATAGCTTAGGGCTAAGGTATAACGCATGGCGGAACTGTGTGTTCTTATCGAAGAAGTCCGGTGCGTTATCGGTGGACCACCGGAAGATTGTCTCCGTACACGCCTGCTGGGTGCTTCCATATGGCAGGGTCATCACTGGCTTCTTTGGTAACGCACGTTTCATGTGCTGCTCACCCCACACCTGCTCGAACAGGTCTAGCCAGTTGGTTGCTCCCGCATGTTCCTCACCACCCAGAGACCGTAACCCTTTCAGCTTACGTGTGCACACATCACCAACTTGCTGGTAGATGTCGGCAGGCTTGTCTGCTGGTGTTAGGTTGACTGCGGACCCTCCCACTCCATCCCGTAACATCGCGGAGAAGTGTTGGAGACCATTACAAGTCCCGTCGAGAGCAATGGGCAGATGCGAGACATACTTGTCTCCAATAACCACAGCGTCCGCATATTCCATGCAGAACGCAAGAAACTGGTAAGGCTTATCCGCGTCCGCCCAGACATGCTTGTGCTCAATAGGGTCATTAGCAACAGCGATCCACGTGTCGTGCCGTTCTTCGACCCACTGAACTTGCTCATCGCGGGAACACTTATCGGTGCCCCATTTATTCGCACCGTGTACTTTGAGCCAGTATAGACCACGCGGCCCAAGCTGTTTACCCTCAGAGAATTGGAGCATAGCCTTGCCATGGTCCGTTCCCTGTGGTGATAGGCCGGAGGTTGCTGAGTAGACGCGCCCTCGGAAGTCACAGGTATAGACGTAGTAGAAATCATCATACTTCTCCATGTCCGTAGCCATACGCATGACACGGGACACCGCTAGGTTCTGGGATACCCTCTCCTTCTCCATTGAGTAGAACTCACGCGCTTCTGACTTCCAGTTAAGGAACGATGCATAGAGTTCGCTGTCTTCTGGGAGTTCAGATGGTTTGATGTGTTCGGGGATAGGAGATACGGGCATCTCGTATGGTTGGCTGCGGGGCATACCCACGCCTAAATTCTTGTGCCATACTTGCTGCATGACTTCTTTAACACGGGGGTTGATCTGCCAGCCTGTACGCTGCAATGCATTGATCGACTTCATCACCGTAGACAGGTCAGCCTCTGATAGGAGGCGGCTCTGCTTCTTGCCTGCCTTAGTTGAACGCACCTTAACTAGGGGCACCCGCTTACGCAGTTGTGGGCTGTAATACCCACCGTTGTTCCAACTGGTCCAATCATCCGGGGCAATAATGCAGGGCATCGTGTCGGGGCTGATCAGTTCAGATAGTTCATTGTGGTTGTTCACCCAGTCCAAACACTCTTGTGATGGGGCTAGGTACACATCCGCTTGGCGACCCTTCTTGGTCGGGATACGGACAGTTTCAACGAGGTCACAGACTTCCATTAACAAGCTGACGATCAAGGCCCCTACACTGATCAAGGTCTCTTGTGTCCAAGGTTCCCATTCAACTCCGAGGGTGTTTGACTTGACAACCAAGACGCGGTGCTTGTGGCGGTAGTTCGTCGTACCCTTGCGTTCCCAAGAGCGGACGATCTCGTCGTAATATTCCTTGTGCTCTTCGTTGAACTTGCTGAACCGGAGTTCATCTTCAATGTGGCGTCCAATGGATGCACACACACTCTGCGCCTTCTGTGGGTTGTACAGTGTGTTGATGATCACCTTGAGTGAGAACAGGGCGACCTTATCGGTGTCTATGACGTTTAGGAGTTTAGCGTATTGGTTACGGCGACGACCATTTGGGTGCTTGCCTGCGAGGTAAGCACGGATGTGGTCTGATACCTGTAGGATGTATGAGCGTAGTAGGCGGGAGCCTGCACTTGTCTCGTCAGTGCGCCCGCCCTCTACTGCTCGGTCCTGTTGAACTCGGTATCTCTCGACGCCGTGATCAACCATACGCCCCTCCCACGCCAGTTGGTCGTGGATGTCGGGCATGTTGTGTCCTGTTTATTTTAGCTTGAAGCTGTCTGCTCGTCTGGTCTGTTCCTCTAGGGAAACTGACTTGTCATTGAGCATCAAAAGGACCATGAGGCTGCTGAGTGCGGGGGTGATTACTGCCACCTTCTTCACTTCGCCACCGCCTTTGCCTTTGCTCGTTTAAGACGGGCCTTCTTGTTGGTAGCCAGTCTCTTCTCTTCTGCTGTCTTGTGTGTGTGGTGGAAGATGCCGCCGTGTTGTGGTGTGCTGTGCCGCTGGTAATACCCAAGCAGGTTACGCAACCATTCTTCGGTTGTGAGTGTCCCACGGGCACGTCGAACTAGGTTGAATACCTTGCCTTCAATACCGTTGCAGTTGATGCAGAGCACATCTCGGAGGTAGCCAGTGTTATGGTCATGGTCGAGTGCAGGGTTCTTCTTGCTGTTCCCAAACATGGTGCCATCGCACAGTGGGCAACGGTAACTCTGCTTGACCAGTAGCTTCTGTCGGACGGTTTCTACCTGCCCTAGTTTCATACGGGTCATTGCTTGACCCCCTGACTAACTTCATGCTTCCAGTAACGACAACCACACGTGCTACACACAATGACATCACCCTTCGGTACAACCCGTTGGTGACACATATTGCAGATGAACGTCTTTACCGCTGTGCCCATGTCTTGCCCCGCTTGGTGCACCCATGCTCGTGGTCGATGCGGTTCAAGATTGATACAAAGGGCACACCGCAGTGTCGGCAGGTGCATGGGTCGTCATCAACAGGAACTGTGATCTTCTCTGGACGCTCCCCGATACGCCGGAACATCCTACGGATTGTGTAGCTGCGGATGTACGACACAAAGATGTACAACACCGTGACACTTGCTGCCTTGGTGCTGTCCATTGGGATACCGAGAAGTGGGAAGATGGTGAGGTTAACTAAGAAACCAATGACAATGCCCAACAGGGCCTGCGATAGGGTCTCCAGTGTATCCATTCGTTTACTCATGTCTTCCATTCCTTGATCCACTCAACTACGTCCAACGGGTTCTTGTTCCGCCGCATCCATAGGAGTTGCATGTCGCCCAAGAGGGCTTGTGTTGGGGTTACAGGTTCGTCTGTCAGCCAGTGTGCGAAGCGGAAGTCATGCTCCTTGGCTAGGCCGTTGAAGGCGTTACGGACGATGTTGAAGCAGTCGGCATTGGACTGCATATTCTTGAGTAGGTCGTAGGCAGTGACTGCCCCGATCTTCTTCAACTTGGACCGTTCTTCTTCGAGGCGCTTCTCCAACATGGGGATACGCTTGTTGTCCGGTTCAGCGTCAATCCAGTCCTTGAGGTCCTTCTTGTACTTCGCAGTCGGGACGTACTCAGTATGGATGCTGCCACACATGAACGGGAGACCTAGGATGTGGTCTGCTGTGTCACCCATGAGGCATTGCGCCCAAAAGAACTTCGTACCCCAACCCTTGAGGGTCTTCGTGGACTTGGTGTCATCAATGTAGATGCTTCCAAAGGGGTCACCCACTGTGATGATAGTCTCTGTATCGAAGTCGTAGTGCAGGCCGGGGACCATGCGGAGGTCCTTGTCCTTGCTGACGATCACGGAGAGGTTGCTACTGCCCCAAGCCCCGTTAGGACCCATGGCGTTGTAGTTCGCCTGTGCCATCCCATCATCAGCTTCCTGATCTAGGTGTATGACCCCGTTCAACTCTTGCCCGATGTACCCACGAATAGCGTCTAGGAACTCTGGGCGGGCCTTGTCGGTGCCGTGGCGGTTGCCTTGGTATTCCTGTTGGATTGCCTGCTCGTTACGTCCCCCCTTGTTCGAGCCTGACGGGGTGATGTGTGCACGGTACTCAGTTGCACCAGCAGATCGCATGAGGTGTTCAAGTGCAGCGGCTGCGTTGCTCTGCATGTCCTCGAAGGACTTGCGTGGCTTTACACCCTGCATCTCGTCCACGGTCTCTGCGGAGACTTGGTATGCAATGAAGTCCGCGTCGATGTGGGCTACCCTACCTGTTGTCGGCTTTGGGTAACTCACGTCTTTGAACTGGGGAGCGAGTTCAATCGTCCCCAGTCCAAGTTTAGCGAAGGCGTCGTTCAATTAACCGAGACCGAGTGATGCCATCAGTTCAGCAGCAGACTGGTCAGCCTTGGGTGCTGGTTCTTCTGGTGCCTTTGGTGCATCCGGTTCTTTCGGTGCAGGTGTCTTAGGCTCTTCCGGTGCTACTGGGGCTTCCGGTTCGTCTGGGGTCAGGTCGAGGTTGAGGTCATCCACACCACCAATGAGTGCCTGCAATGCAGAGCCTTCAAAGTTCAGTGCGTTCTGCACGATGTCTTCCTGCAACCAGTTCTTGCTGATCTCAGTCTCCAAGCCCTTCTCATCCTTCACGGTGCGTGTACCGTCGATGAAGATGCTGGCCCACTGTTCAGCGGTTGGAGAGTTCCACAGGAGCATACGTGCCTGCTGTGTCATCTCAGGTACTGGCACCGCTGTGGTGTCGCCTGACATCGGGTCCTCAATGCTTGGCGCACTGATAGTCCATGTACCATCTGTATCACGCATGTTGGCGTAGACTGTCTTCTTGCCATCCTTCTCGACCTCGTTGTGCACGACCTTGATCAGGAAGCCTTCACCGAGCATGTTCGTCATGTGCTTGATGCTATCACGACCGTAGGTCATCTTATTGAACAGCTTGAAGAAGGAGGCCTTATCAGACTGCTTCTTTGTCACCTTGACGGAGATCATGTTGGTGAACTTCTGCATAACACCATCAACTTCAACCTCACGGACGTGCTTTGGACCGTTCAACTCGAAGTACAGACGAACTTCATCTGCGTCTGGTTTGTCTTTACCTTGGTATGGCCGCTGCTTGCGCTTGCCGAGATCGACGTAGCCACAGAACCGTGCAGGTGTCAGTCCAGCAGGGGCGATCTCAAAGTCGAAGCCACCTTCCTGTACAACTGATTGATCCTCAAGCTGGTCAACAACGTCAGCAGCTTGTGCGAATAGTGAATTTTCACCCATGGGTGTTCTCCTTAGATTAAATTATGTGTCGGGTTGTGCTTATGCAGCAGCTTGATAGTGATGCAGGTCGAGCATGTTTGGCCCTGTATCTGCGTCAACTGGGAACGGCACCGGACAGTCGATGTCGAAGTTCTTCTTTAGGATCAGTGGAACTGCTTCCATGATCTTCTTTGAGCCTTGGATAACCACATCCACCACTTCTGGGTGCATGTCGAACCAAACGCAGTCGTGTACGGTGTTCACTAGGAAGGCCCGACCACCGAAGTTGTCGTTGGCCACGAACCAGCGCCATAGATAACCGAGTACAATCTGGACGATCTCACCACCTGTGCCTTGAACTGGATAGTTCTTGAGTTCCGGTGGGCTGTATGTGTCCATGACGCCTTTATCGCGCATGAACTTAGGGGCATCCCATGATCGCCAGCTATAGATAGTACCTGTTGGTGACTGCCATGTACCCTTGCGGAACACTCGCCAGCCACGCTCACCATCACGGAAGGGTTCAGATGTCGCGTTGACCTCTGCTGCCACTTTCGCGTTGAACTTCTCCACGCCGGGATACTCCAGTTCCTCTGCGGTGATCAGCAGCTTCACGTCCTCCACAGGTAGTCCTGTGCTGTCTGAGATAGCCGGCGCACCTGCACCGTAGGCACGTTGGAATGAGAAGTGCTTACAGCCTGTGCGTTCCTTCTTCCAGAATGCGTGATCCTCCGCCGCCTCATCCTTACAGTGGAATAGTGCGAAGTCGTAGGACACCGAGTTCTTGAGTGCTACGCGCTTGCAGTGGAAGTCGATCTTGTTGTTCAAGTCCTTGCAGAGGTTCACGTCGAGTGAGAGCAGGCCCTGTACAACCACCTCCAACTGGCTGTAGTCGATCTCACCCATGACACCCTGCTTGACCTGCATTAGGCCATGCTTGATGCAATACTCTTCGGTGAACCGTGATACGAAGATCGCCTTCAAGTCCGACTTGTCTGCCCGTGGGATGTTCTGGAGGTTCGGGTCGTTGGATGACAGTCGTGTGGTCTTGGTGCTCGTGTGGTTCAGCTTGTGGTGAACGATCTTTGTCTCTGGGACAACACAAGTGAGCATCCCAGTGAACTCGCGCTTCTTCTCGTCGTACCGGACGTAGTAGGTTCCGATCTCTTTGTTCAGTGAGTTCCACCGACCATACAGCTTGAGGAACGGGATGTCCCTGAGTGCCAGTATGTCGATGATGTCACTGCCTGTACCGTAGATTGGTACGCCCTTACCGTCCGTGGTGGTTAGCTTCCACTCTGGGTTAGGCTTGGTGATCTGGGGCATCTCGTGGAAGAAGTCTTGTATCTTGGTCTTGCGCTCTCCCCAGCCCTTCATGTTCTTGAACTTGGGTTCGCCGTTCTTCTTGCCTGACTTGTAGGTGTCTTGACGCCAGTTCGCGTCCGCACCGTCACAGCAGTGCTCACATGTACCGTTACCAGTGGTGTGGTTTTGGCCCCGGCATTTTGGACACCGGGTGGGATCGTAGGTGGTATACACACCACTTTCAGTCTCGTAGTGGCAGTATTGTGGATCGACAGGTTCACCGTCAAACAGCGGCCACTTCTCAACAGTGCGTAACCGAGCGAACCCGTCTGGGCTTTCTGGGTCTTCATACTCTGCTGATTTCTTGTACCGTATGGTGCCACCATAGAGCAGGCAGGACACGTGTGTACCGCTGCCCCAGTTGAACGTCAGACCCTCTGGCATACCCTCGACGTATTGTTCTAGGTTTGCCTTGACCTCTGTGAAGTCCTTGTTGAGGATCGCTAGGTTCTTAGTGGCCCGTTCTGTGTCGATCTTGATGCCGTTGAACTCCATCTCGGAGGTGGCACACAGACCGTCCATGCGGAGTTGCACGGCACGGGTCATTCCGAGTTCTTCCATCTCCTTCAACTGACCGAGGTACACAAGTTCTGTGTTCCCGATGTCACCGGAGTTCCGACCCTCTTCCACAGTACCGATAAGGTAGTCCTCAAGGAGTTCTGGGTCGATCTCAGATGTCTTAACGCCTGCATCCCACAGTGCCTTCACACCGTCGATCTTCTTGCGGCCCCCGTATTCCTCAATGATCGCATCAAGCGATACCATCTGGGACTTCTGGGTTTGGCCGTTGATCAGGTAGTAGGCGTATTGGGTGCAGTGTATCCGCCCGCCCCTCTTGAAGAAGGCGTGCAGTGCCTCTGGGCTGAACCGCTTCTCGTACAGCAACTCGAACTTCGCGTTGTGTGCCACGATCACGTCGCAGTCATCAGGGATGTGTAGTGGCTTGCTGTCTTCTTTCGTTGGGTAGTGGGACATGGAACACTGAGGATCACCCTGCATCTTCCAACCACGCATGACGATCCAGTTCTCTGGTAAGAACGGGTTCGCCTTGCGCTTGTATTTGGTGTGGGTCTCAGTTTCCTCGTCCAAGATCATGTATCTGGACATGGTAACTCCTAGGGTTGTCGGACTACCTGACCATCCTTGTATATCCAGCCACCACTTGATGTGGGCAGGTTACGTGGGTTACGTGGTAGGAAGTCGGGGAATTTGTCTTGCATACGGTCGTGACGCTCTGCTGCTGTTGTACGTGTGTTTGTCAACGTGCGGTGGCCGAGGTCATACAAGAACTGTGGGGAGTGGTATGTGGTGTCAGTCTTGGGGCACCATGATACCTGACAGATACCGAAGTCACACCGATCCGCGATACCTTCGAGTGTCCAAGGCGTCCGCATGTAGATGATGTTCAACTCGAACCCAGCGTAGTTGATGGTGTACGCTTTCATCAGGTAGGCGTTGCGATCTGCGGCTAGGTCGGCTGGGTCAGTAGTCTCCAGTTCCTCTTGATCGAACTCAGGAACCGGGTCAGTGGGGAAACCTGAGATGAAGATGTCAACGTCTTTGAACGGACGACCAAGCGTTGTGTCACGCAGTGCCCCCCCAACAATGAACCAGTCACGGTCTGGGAGATTTGCAGCCATGTACTCCCGTGCTGCTGCTTTAGCTGCATCTAGGCCACACATGGGATAACAACCTCTTCGGTCATCTTAACTATGCGTATGTCCGTGACACAGACACCCAGCTTGTAGAGGTCCTCCACAACACCATGCATACCCCATGCGAACTCCGACGCAGCCCGTGGTATAACTGCTGAGTTCAATGACATGAACTCTTCCGATGCATGGGTATGCAACGGTGGATCAATCTCATTCATGTGTCGGCTTGACCACCGAACTTGGTACTTCGTAAGTTTCATAGTGTTCTCTTTTCATTGCGCATGGCCTTGAAGACCTCAGACAAGAGGTCCTCCAATGTGCCGTTGTTGTTGATGAATACGTCAGCGTCGGTGGGTAGGATCGACATACTGTCTTCGCCCTCTGGCGGTAGATGTAAGCTGCGATCCACCCACCAGATGCTGTCGAACAGCCCCGCTGCTTTGCCCGCCAAGAGTTCTTCTCGTCGGCGCATACCGCAATAGATGTTGTAGCCTTGGCCGAACATCTCACGTGCAGTGCGGGTCTCGTCTGGTGTGTTGTAGGCTTGGATCAGGTCCTTCCACAAAGCGCGGCGGTTGATCCTGTCTGCGAACATCATGTCAAAGTCGTAATACTCGTGCCCAATGTCGCCCCATATTGCGACACGCCCTACGAACTCCGAGGATGATATGAACTTGAAGCCAAAGCGATCACGTAGCATCTCAGCCACCGTGTCCTTGCCGTGTCTGCCGTGCCCTACAATCAGGATTTTGGGTTTCACTGGTCCCTCCATGCCTTGCCCTCCTTGATAGTAAGGATTGCCCGCTTTGCGTTCTTGTATGTGATGGTCATGGAGTGTGACCAACTTGACAGGCCCTTGTTGTAGCCCATGTCCAGCTTGCCGTAGACGCCACAGGTGTAGACACCTTCGATGATACCTGCTGTGTGGGTGTGCGCTGTGTTGGCTTTGCCCACTGTACGGAGGTTCTTAGGGCTACCCCGTGAACCGTTTGGTCCGAGGTGTCCGTGTAGACCTGCTTCGATCTCGTCAAGGATGCGGTAGCTGTCATCCTCTTGCAGGAACACACACTTCTCTTGGAACTCCTTGGTGAGGTGTGCCCTCAAAGCCGTTGTGAACGGGCGTGCCTTACGACCACCCTCACGTGCCAGATAGGAAGATACATTCATCTCATGCCAGAACCGAGCATTAACTGGGTCGTACATGGCAACGCTGTTCTTCAACCAAATCTCAATGGCTTGGTCGTGGTTACTGACGACGATGAAGTGCTTTGACCAGTGACGGAAGGCCATGTTGCAGAGGAAGTCCCCTACCCCATCGAACTCCTGCTGCACGCTGTCTTTACCAGTCAGGAGCATCTCATGCAGGAAGTGTGGGTCCTTGATGTTGTGGTGGTTGCGGGCTGTGAAGTCGATTGTGTCGTGGAAGAACTGCTCCCGTGGCCGCAACTGATCGACAACCCCAGTACCGTGTGCAAACACTGTCTCCAGCACTGCATGGTCCACCTTGTCCCAGTGAATGTCACCGTGGGTGATGGCTTCGATTGGGAACGGTGGCTCTAAGCTGCCCTGCTCTGTCCAGTAGGTGTCGAGGTCGTAGAAACCCCCATCCTTGTCGGCGTTAAGCTGACGTGCCCACCAGACACCCCGATCATCAACCTCAACAACCAGTGCCCCGAAGACATGGTGGAACTCTGCCACCTGTCCTGACGCCTTCTGGATGTAGTTCCGTGCTGTGACTGTGCCTGTTGTGTACAGGAACTTCGGTGGGTCCGACTTCATTGTCGGCACGCTCTCCATCATCAGCTTGGTGTGTGGGATGATACCGCTTGCCTTGCGGGTGTAGCCCTTGAAGCTGGACAGTGGGTTGATCCGTGTTGGTAGTATGTTCAACTCGCCGCACCAGATTAGGTCATCTGTGACCTCAAGGGGTTCATCAGAGATGTACGGTTGGATGCGGGGGTCGAACCATACGTCATCCTGATCGCTTGCCTCACCCGATCCCGGCTTGACTGACTTGCTGTCAAACGTGGACTTGTTGTAGGTGAAGCGGCTGATGTGCAGTTCCGCATCACGGGCCTGTGCATACTTCTCAAGTGCATTGAAGAACGGTTCATTGAGGAACGTGTTCGACTGTGCAGATGTGAATACAAAGGTGTGTCCTGTTGCACGTTGGCGGCGAGTGTCTGGGGCTTCGAGTACACCACGCACGATGGGTGCCGCGTCTTCCTCTTCTGGATGTTTCCAGATGTCTACGTCGATCTCATTTGCGAGTTCAATAAAGGCAGTAGTTGCGAACTTGTAGCCTTGCTCACGCAGGGTCTTCATTGCGATCACACGTGCCCCTTGGTTCATCACCAGTGCATCATACACGATGGATTTATTCAGTTTCATCGGGGGTTCCTTCTTCCGTGCCTACAGGCATCCCAACGATGTCGGAGTACCTTGCACGTTGTGGTTCATATTTGACTTCTGCTCGTGGGTCGGGCTTGGCACCCTCACGCCGCAACTTGTTCTTGGGCATACCGATGTAGCGTACATTGGACAGTCCCGGATCATTGCTTGCGCCAATCATAATCTGGAAGTCACAGGCACCTTGTTTACCTGTCTTGCTGTCCTTGAGCATACCCAGTGTTGGGAACTGCAAACCGTCGCCCTCGTTGCTGATCTGACTGGTAGCGATACCAGCGTGCTCATGCTTAACGGCTAACTCACGGCCCCACTGATACATGCGCTCAAGTCCTAGGTCGGTGCGTGCTGCGTCCCCAAACCCTCGGATGTTGTCGATCATATCGTACACGACAAGTCCCGGCTGGTTGGTCTCCACGATACCTTCAACTGTGAAGTTATCAGCGTTGTGGATGTCGATGACGCGGATACGATCCAACGACCCCATGATGTCGCGGTACGCCTCTTTGAGCAGACCTGCTGTGTTCAGCTTGATGAGTTCACTCATCTGTGCGCCGAGTGCAGACTGGTACAGTCGCGGGATGATACGTTTTCCCGGACCCTCGTTGTTCAACCAGATTGCACACTGTCCAGTAGGTAGCTGTGAGGCGAGGTGTGTGAGTTCACTTGCGATGAACGTGGTCTTACCCTTGTCAGGTCGGCCAGCAACGATACCAAAATCTCCCGGTCGTAGCTTGCGTACACTGTCGTTCATGGCCTTCAATCGCCAACTCAATCCGAAGTCACTGACTTCCTCATTAAGCAGGTCACCGATGTCATCCCTGATGAAGTCGATCTCTCGAACCCCTGCATCAGTTTTGAACTCATCTAACATCTGAGACATGATGCCTTGGATGTTTGGCAACTCCCCCGCATCGAAGCGGGATAGTGCATTCGCTAGTTGTGTCCCCAGTCGTAACTCAAGCATCGACCGCATGATCATGCCGCGCTCTTTGTCCCCCACATCAACTGACAAGGCGTTCTCGATTATCTTCTCGAAACCACTACGTTGTTCTGTTGATAATGTGGGATGTCGTGCTCGGAACATAGGTAGGAATGTTCCATGGTCGATCTTGTCGTGTTCGGGGAGTTGGTCAAAGTAGTATTGGAAGTCATTCAGTAGGGCGTTGGTCTGCCCATCCATTGCTGCTTCTGGTACTCGTCCTTTGACCTTGTAGAAGTCTGCGCGGTATTTCGTGATGCGCAGGAGGTTTAGGTCAATCATCTAATGACTGTCTCCTTTGTGTTCTGCGATAAGCCCCCTTATGACGCGCCTGTGGAGCACCTTGGGGTCCTTGTCAGTTCTAATGCGTGAAACTGTTACGGGGTGAAGACCCATGCGACCGCGTAGTCTTGTGTACGCCTTGTCGCCTGCTGCATCCCCATCGAACCAGCCGATGACCTTATCCCGACCGTCAGCAATTTCTGCGGCCTGTTCTGGGGAAATGGATGTGCCTAGGACCGCCACAGCGGTGCCACCAGCACGGTCAATCGCAATCGCTGACAAGATGTCCTCAACAGCGATCACAGGCACCAGTGGGCGGCGTTTGGGCCAGTACAGCACCCCTGACGTGCCTAGCATCCGGTACTTCGGACGTTCCCCGAATACTGCGCGGCCAAGTAGGCCACCTTTGATCGGGATTAGCACTCTGCGGGTCTTCTCGTGCCACTTCATGCCATACTTGGCAGTGGCTACTTCGGGTGTAAGTCCACCCTTGAGGGTCCAAAGAATAGCTTCTGGTGGACCGTCTGATATTGCAAGTGCGCCGGCAGGCATTCTTGGTTCAGTCTGCCCCGCCAGTCGATCTTCTTCTCGTCGGGTTGCCAAGATGGCATGTATGCTACGTTCCCCATGGGGTTCCCACTCTTTGTGCCCACACCGGAAGCATGGGCCTAGGTTGATGCCTCTGTGGCTGTTGCTGATGAAGGTGCTGGGGTCAGTACTGCAACATACGACCTTGCGCTTTGACCCGATTGGGAGAGACTGTGCGACGGTTTGCCATTTCTGTGTCATCTGCGTCTTTCTCGAATAGCTGCATCAACACAACACCGTTGCGTCGGTAGGAGAGCGCACTGGGTGATGTGAGTTGCCCGTGGTCTGCACTCAGTACGGCCATGGCGGGTTGCTTTGCTTTGGAGAACGTGCTCGTGATCATAATGCAGTCGCGGGTTGTCTCACATAGGAGGTCACCGTCCTGTTCGATGAACCCTGCGATGGACTGCATTGCCTCAGTGTGTGTCTTGGTGAGGCGGCGGAGGTGTCCGAACTCTTCTGTTGCTAGGTTCATCACATCGTGTGTCATAAAGCATCGCCGTTGTAGGCGGCAGTACGCTTGGCTCAGTTCAATGTTGTTCATGGGTTCTCAGGCTCCAAAAGTGTGGGCATCTTACGGGATGCGTTTTTGTTGTACTCCGTGATCATCTCTGTGAGGTCTGCACGGTCGGCAGGTGTCATGGCATGGATGCCGTGGTACACGCTGTAAACGAGGGCACGTGAGCGCCTCCGTTGTTCAATTTCTGGGCGGCGGTTCACTGTGCTGCCTCAAAGGCATCATTAGTTAGAAATTCGAGTTGGCCACGGTGATCACGAAGTGCGACCTTCCACCCCTGCATTGCTCCGCGAAGTTTGTGCGGGAACAGGCGGTAGGCTACGATGCCCTTCTGACCAACCATGTTAGCTGCCACACGGTCGGCGGTACTGTCTTGAATGAAGACTGCTGGGGTGGTGTCCATGGTCATGCCACCGAGATCAGTGAGGTCATCAGTGGGAAGGTCGTGCGACGATCCATGAGGCCCTTGGTTGTGTGCATGTAGACGATCCGGTCGTCTTGCGGTGTCTCGCCTGTTTCGATGTCACGGACGAATACCCGTCCGAATGGGACCTTCTTCTTGATCTTGGTACGGCGGGATGAAGAGATTGCACGGCGTCGGGCACGGGGAAGCACCCGCTCTGCGTCGGTTAGATTAAACATGGGGAAGTCCTTTGGTGTCAGCCAATCAAGGGCGGGCAACTCACAACGACACACCAACCAACTACCCCTGACCCTTGCGGAGGTCTGGGTTACGCTGTGGCCGCAAGATCACTGTAGGGAACGTACCTACAGGCTGATGTGTCTCTGAGAGTTGCCCATGAAAAAGGCCCGCCACAATCAAGTGACGAGCCTAGCATCTCGGCGGTGCAGCTTATGCTGTCTTCCGCCTATGGGGTGTGGTCTTAGATGTCTGCGAGTGGGTCCGAGGTAACGACCGGATCAGCACTCACGACTGCCTCTGCCTTCGCCTTTGGCGCTGGCTTTGTTACTGGTGTCTCGCCACCGTCAACTGCTTCAACAGCGGCACCATAGGACTGGCGTGTCGGCTTGACGATCAGGCCGAGGTCAACTGCTTTGTTCAAGTACCCACGCACTGTCTGTGCAGTCGGGACTTCTTTGCCCATCCGTGTGGCGGCGGCGATGATGTGGTTGATTGTCAACTCTGGGTGGCCAGCTTCTGCACCAGCGGCAACAATGGCAGCATACTCGCGGGCCATGTCGTCAGTCTCGGTGTTCAGCTTGCTTGCCAGTTCTGGTGGCAGGTCGCTCAGGTCGGTGAAGTCAAACGGGTTCTTTGATGGTGTATTAGTCATGTGTCTCTCCATGGGTTGTGTGTATTGTGGCGTACAGCGTTGTTGCTGCTTAGTCCACGTTTGCGGTTAGCCACCTGCCTAAATGCTTCAATGTTATCAAAGAGCACTTAGGTCCGGGTTAGCCAGTCTATGCCCCTGTTATTGCAGGAACTGTTGCGTCCCCTAGGGACTGCCAAAGGTATCATTTTCCCCTTATTTTACAGTGTCTTGGGTTGCTCATGTGGCTAACCTTTCTGAGGGTTAGCCATGTGTGGTGTAGGATTTACCCTACTTTTTCATGGTTTTCACCTCTCCATTGCTCTATCGGCAAGACCTGCTCTTGCAAATGTGCTCGTGTACTTCTCAACTTCTGCGAGGGTCTTATGCCCAGTCACAGCCATGATCTCGTGTGGACTTGCTCC